TTACAACTACCAACAGTAACGCAAAGTAAATCAAGTTTAATAGTTAAAAATAAATAAATATGAGTGCAATAATTAATGCAAGTATCGATCTATCAAAAATAGATAGTTCAAGAATCTTTGAAAAAGATGGTAGAAAGTGGTTAAGTCTTTCAATTAGTGTAAACGATGAAACAAACTACGGTAATAACGTAGGTATATCAATAGCACAAAGTAAAGAAGAAAGAGAAGCTAAACAACCTAAAACATACTTAGGTAATGGCAAGGTAGTTTGGAACTCAGGAACTATTGTAAACGCTGAAAAAGACGAACCAGTAGATACATCTAAAGATTTACCATTCTAAAATAAATTAAGCACCCTACTAAGAATAAATATTAACATTTATTAAACGCTTAAACGGTAGGGTGTTTTTTATATAACAATGAAATAAAAAATCGTTTTAATGTTTTTTATGTAATGTTATTAATTTTGAATTATGAAACAATGTTTTAAATGTAAGAAGAAAAAACCTTTAATTTTATTCAACAAACGACCTAAAGGAAGTTATATGAGAGAATCAGATAAATGTGTTTCAGTTAATTGTAAGAAATGCACTTTTAAAGATTCTATTAAGAACAAAGGAGTATTTTACAGTTACATTAATGAGAAAGGTAAAAGAAACTTTAGAACAATTGAAATGGGTAAATTAAAAGCATTTATCTTTACTTACTTTTACTCACACAATAAGAAATTAAATTATGAAGAAAAGAGTTAAATGTATAGTAGACCACAATACTAAATACTTAAAGTATAAACATAACTACGAAGTAGAATCAGAAGATGGAAATTTCTACTACTTTAGATTTGGAGATGAGTTATTAAAATATCCTAAATTTTATTTTATTGAGATATGAGTGAACACTACGATAACACAAACGGAAGTCTTTATAAGTTTGCACAAGACCATAAGTTAAATGCGTGGGAATTTGATGCGATTAAAAGAATTGTAAGGTGCAGAAAGAAAGGACAATGGCTAAGTGATATTAACAAGACTATAAAAGTATTAGAATTATATAAAGAAGAGTATAGAGAGGTTAATTAATAATTAGCCTTTTTTTTGTGTTTGTTTAACTTCTAATCAAAAATAATGATTATATTTACGTCAAAAAAAACGTGAAACTTTTAAACGAATTAGCAAAGCATCATAAAGAATGGATAACAATAGTTAAATCATTCGGAGAACATGACACTCATGAAGATATAGTTCAGGAGATGTACTTAAAACTAAACAAGTACACAAAGCTAGAAGATATAACTACAAAGGGTAGGTTGAACAAATCATATGTTTGGCTTACCCTTCGCAATTTATACTACAACCAACAAAAACAACAGTCTAAGGTTAATTATATAGACATAGAAGATTGTAGGGGTTTGAAATCAGATAATACAGAACTAATAGAACTAGAAGCACAAAGCAATTTAAACGATTTAATAAACAAAGAAATTGAATCATGGCACTGGGCAGACAAACTATTGTTTGATATATACACACAGTCAGGTAAATCTATGCGACAATTAACAAAAGAAACAGGAATAAGTACAAAGACTATATTCTGGACATTAAAGAAGTGTAAAGAACGACTAAAGGAAAACGTAGGGGAATCATACGAAGATTATTTAAATGAAGATTACGAATTGATATGATAGAAAATAAGGAAATAGCATTTGTATTATATACATTATTAGTATTTATAGGAGGATTAGTATCAGGTTATGCAGTAAAGAGTTTTAAAAATAGATTTAAAGATTTAGAAAATGGAAGAAAGTAAACCAAAAAGAACACGTAAACCTAGAAGCAAAGGACTAGGTGATACAGTAGAGAAAGTAACTAAGGCTACAGGAATAGACAAAGCTGTTAAATGGTTAGTAGGTGAGGACTGTGGTTGCGACAAAAGAAAAGATAAACTAAACAACCTATTTCCTTATAGACAACCTAAATGTTTACAAGAAGAAGAACATAAATATTTAACAACATTCTTTGAAAGTAAAACAAATACATTAGCACCAAGCCAACAAAGAGAGCTATTAAACATCTACAATAGAGTGATGAGTACTAACGAGCAAGTAAGCTCATGTCCTGATTGTTGGAGGAATAGAATCAAAGAACTAAAGAAGATTTACAATGAGTATTAAACTAATAGAACTTTTTGAATGGTATCAATTCGATATTCATTTAGATGAAACAATGAAACTTTATCATAAAGGATTCTTTATGCTTTGTAATAATTAATTAATTAAAGTTTATTAATTATGGATAAAAGAAAGAATAACGGAGGACACTCAACTAAAGGTAAAGCAGGTAGGCCAAGTATAAGAGAAGAGTTAAAAGCAGTTGACTTAGCAAGTCCTCATGTAGTAGATTCATTTAGAGTTATAAGTGAAATAATGTTAAATGAAAAAAGCAACAGTAGAGATAGGATAGCAGCAGCAAAGTTATTAATTGAATATGCTTGTGGCAAACCAAAAGAAACAGTAGAAACTACTCATAACATTAACGAATTCAACATTAAAGATGTCTTTAGAATTAAATCCTAAGTATTTACCTTTATTTAATAATGATAACCGTTACTATATTGTGACTGGTGGACGTGGCTCAGGTAAATCGTGGACAGTAACCATGTTTTTATTAGGTTTAACTTACGAATCTAACGAGGTTATACTATTTACAAGGTACACGTTAACATCGGCTCACGTTTCAATTATTCCTGAGTTCTTAGAAAAGTTAGAACTATTAGGAAATGAATCAGACTTTCATATAACTAAAGATGAAATAATAAATCTAAAGACCGGAAGTAAGATAATATTCAAAGGTATTAAAACAAGTTCAGGAACTCAAACTGCATCTTTAAAATCATTAGCAGGTGTTACTTGTTGGGTACTAGATGAAGCTGAAGAATTAGTAGATGAAGATGTATTTGATAAAATAGATTTATCAATAAGAGCGAAGAATAAACAAAATAGAGTTATATTAGTCCTGAATCCTGCAACGAAAGAGCATTTTATATATCAAAAGTTCTTTGAAGCAAAAGGAGTAGAAGCAGGTAGTAATATAACTAAAGGAGATACTACATACATCCACACTACATACTTAGATAACAAAGATAACTTATCAGAATCTTTTTTAAAGCAAGTTGAAGAAACAAAGAAACGTAGGCCTGAAAAGTATAAACACGCAATTTTAGGTGGTTGGTTAAACAAAGCAGAGGGTGTTATCTTTACTAACTGGACAGTAGGCAAATTCCCAAATACAAATGATACTATCTTCGGTCAAGATTTTGGATTTAGTCAAGACCCAACAACATTAGTTGAAACATACATTAATAAAGATAAGAAAGAAATATATGTAAGGTTGCACGTTTATAAAGCAGGTTTAACAACGTCAGAGATAGCACAATTAAACTATAAGTTTGCTCAAGATAGATTGATAGTAGCAGATAATGCAGAGCCACGTTTAATAGCAGAATTAAAGGCGAAGAAATTGAATGTAGTGCCAACTATTAAAGGTGCTGATAGTGTCAAATATGGTATTGCTTTACTACAGGATTACGATATGATAATAGATGAAGATAGTACCGACTTAATAAAAGAATTAAATAATTACTGTTGGTTGGAGCGTAAGAGTGAAACGCCCGTGGATAAATGGAATCATGGACTGGACGCACTTAGATATGCAGTAGCCTATCAATTATCTAATCCAAACAAAGGTAAGTATTCGATATGGTAGAACACGTTGAATTAAGAACTATGATAGCAGTATGCGAATCATACCTACGAGATACAAAAGGATATAAAGGTAAGATTATATTTGATGAACGTTTACTTATGACTGCTCATAGGCTGCAAATTAAAAATCAATTTACTTTACTTTGTGAATTATACAACGTTGCCACTCAATACTACAAAAACAAATAATAAAGGTTAATATAATATGAGGGAAGTTAAGCCACAAGATATATTAATAGGATTTATTTTAGGTGTTATTTTTTATTCATGGGTAATAAGTATTATAATATGAAAGTAAAGATAAATATTCCAGATTCATTAAGCGAGATAAAGCTACATCAGTATCAAAGATATATGAATGTAGTTGACAACTCAAACGATGAGTTATTCATTAGTCAAAAAACTATTGAAATATTTTGCGACATAGACTTAAGAAACACGTTAAACATAGCTTTAAAAGATGTAACAGAGATAATGCACCACTTTAAAAGTGTATTCGATACAAAGCCAGAATTAAAGCGTGTAATAAACTTTCAAGGCAAAGAATATGGATTTATACCTAACCTTGACGATATTAGCTTAGGGGAGTTAATAGACGTATCAAATAGCATTAACGACATTCAGAAGTTGCATATTGCAATGGCTGTATTATACAGACCTATCAAAGCAAAGTATAAACAACTTTATGAGATAGAGGAATACAAAGCTGATGAGTTAATGATGGAAGAAATGAAAAGACTACCGTTAGATGTTGTATTTGGTGCAATGCTTTTTTTTTATCATTTAGTGAACGATTTACTAAATCATATCCCGATGTATTTGGAGGGGAAAGTAAAGGAGATGACTACTCACTCAAAGCACAATTTGGAGGTAAGTGGGGATGGTATCATGCAATCTATCAACTTGCTAAAGCAGATGTTACCAAGTTTGACGAAGTTACTAAGCAACAAGCTCACAAATGTTTGACGATGTTGAACTATGAAAAGGATAAATCAGAAGTTGAAAAAGAACAAATGAATAGAAGATGACAAACTATTACGATATAACAACTACATTAAGAACTGAACTAGAAAATGATGTTTTAATTAACAAAGTTTCAAAGGGTGGTTTAGACGATATTGCTAATTGGAAAAAACAAGAATATGCTTTAGCACATTTAATAGTTAATAACTGCACACCTGACCAGTCTAGTTTAGTTTACAACGTTTCTATTATCTGCATGGATATAGTAGATATTTCTAAAGATGAAACTACTGATAAGTTTATAGGGAATGATAATGAAGATGATGTATTAAATAGCATGTTATCAGTTCAAATAAGGTTGTACGAAAAGTTAAGAAGAGGTGATTTATTTAGTTCACATTACACTTTAGGAAGTTCTGTAAGTATAGAGCCTTTTATAGATAGGTTTGAGGATAAGGTTGCAGGTTGGACAATGACAGTAGATATAGTAGTCCCTAACACAATGACAAAATGTTAGCTAGTAAAGAAGTACAAGAAGCTATTGATAGGTTTAGGAAGTATGTAATACAGCAAAGTAGAAGCAACTTATCTAAGCAAAAAAAGAATTTCAATAAGAGTCTTTACAATAGTATTAACGGTGTTTCAAAAGTAAATAAGAATAGTATATCACTTTACTTTGAAATGTTAGACTACGGTATATTTGTAGATAAAGGTGTAAAAGGTAATAATCCTGCAAATGTTTCACCGAATGCAAAGATAAAAGGGCAACAAGCACCAAACTCACCGTATAGATTTGGTTCAGGAAACTTTAAAGGAACATGGGCATCATATACAAACTCATTAGAGAAGTGGGTAAAAAGAAAAGGTGTTAGGTTTAGGAATAATGGTAAGTATGCAGAGGGTAGTATTAAAGCAGTTACAAGGGTAGTGGCAAGTAATATTTATAGTAGAGGTTTAAAACCTAGTCTATTCTTTACTAAACCATTTGAAAAAGCATACGACAGACTACCTGATGAAATAGTAGAAGCATACGGTATTGATATAGTTAAATTATATTTAGAGAAGAAATGATAAACATATTTGCAAGAAGTCCATACATTATAGAAATAGATGAAACTGGACAAACAGAAACAAAAGCAGAGTTATATATTTGGAATGATGGAACGTCAACTCCCACAAGCCCTAGTTATACATTACAGAAGTTAATACCAAGTTCAAACAAACCAGCTACATGGTATGATGTTTCACCTTACATTTTAGAGTTTATTACATTTGATTCTTACAATAGTGGAGCATATCCAAGTACACCAGTAAACATTAGCAATACACCACGCGACCAATACGCAAATGTGACTATTAAAAGATATGCAGATACAGGTAGTGGAATGACTTTGTTAGACAGTACAGATTACTTTGGTTTTGGTGGTTATACTTTTTATGCAGATGGAAGTAATTACGATTATGGAGATATACATTTAGATAGTGGAGCTTATTACTATTATGATGATGGGTTGGGTGCTTTAGGTAATTTAGAATATGAAAGAGCAGTACCAAGTGTAAGAGTGTTAGAAGATGCTTTGGCTTTAACAGCATATTACACTAATTTAGATACAGCAGCAACGTATTCAGAACCTATTGCAGCAGAGCCAAGTCAAGTGCCTTTGATTTATAAAAACTATTATGGAGATAGTGTTAAGCTAGAGATTAAAGATGCTTCATTAAACGTATTAGCAACTTACACAAGTGTACCAGTTACACAATGTAAATATACACCTGTTAAAATAGACTTTGTAAACAAGTACGGTAACTTTGAGAGGTTTTGGTGCTTCGGTGCTTCATTTGAATATTCAGATGTAGAAGCTAAAGAGCATAAGAGGTTACAGAGTTCAATCACTTCTTATAATACTGCTCAAGGTCAAATGAAAGAGTTTAACATTAACGGTAAAAGCAGAATCAAAGTTAATACTGATTGGGTTGAGGAAAGTTTTAGTGAAACTATTAAACAACTACTATTAAGTGAAAAGATATTAGTAAATGGTTACCCTGCTAAACTAAACACTAAAAGTATTGAAGAATATAAGCACATAAATACAAAGCAAATCAACTACGAGTTAGATTTTACATACAACCATTACATTGTTAATAACGTAGGATAATGAGACAAGTACAGATATATATTGAGGACACTAGAGAAAGTGGTAATTATAACCAAATCGAACTATTCGAAGATGAAAAGATTAATATTAATTTGTCAGTTCAGAATGTTAAAGATATATCTAAGGTGTTTACTGAATTTACACAAAGTTTCACAGTTCCTGCGAGTGTTACGAATAATGCAATATTTAGGCACTTTTATGAAAATGCAGTTGATGTAGATACAGCAGTATATGACCCAAGATTAAGACGACCTGCATATATCGAAATAAATAGAAAGTTCTTTAGGAATGGTAAGATACAACTAGAAAAGTCTAACTTAAAAAACGGTCAAGTTGAAAGTTATACTATTACATTCTACGGTACTATCATAAATTTAAAAGATACGTTTGGAGATGATAAGTTAGCAGATTTAGATTATACAACAGTAGACTTTGATTATACAGGTGCTGAAGTAGAAGATAGAATAACAGATGATGCTACTGATTATGATGTGCGTTATCCATTAATAAGTTCGGATAGGCTATGGAGTTACGGAGATAGTACAAGCACAGATATTAGTGTAACTGGTGGAGCTATTAATTACACTGAATTATACCCCGCTTTAAAAGTACCTAAGATATTAGATTTAATAGGATTAAAATACGGTATTAACTTCACAGGGCTATTCTTAACAGATGAACGTTTTAATGACTTATTTTTATGGTACAAACCAAATAAGACAAACAAAGCTTATACAGATAAACAATTAGTAGGTATTACTTCAGGAAATAGTGACTATTTTAATATATCAACAGATGAGGCGGAAGTAACTGCATTTATAGGTAACTTGACAGCTAACTTAACTTTGTATATTACTAATGTTAGTTCTTCAGGTGTTACTTACTATGTGGATGTGTATAGAGATGGTGTATTTCAGCAAACTTTTCAAGGTCAAGGTACAGCAGGTTTCTTTATAGGTCAAGCACCTGGAAAATACACTTGTTATATTTATGCTGATTCAATTATAGATATAGATACAGAATATGAGTGGTATGTTCAAGGGTTAGGTTGGAAAAATTCCACTAACCAACAAAACAGTTTAAGTACAACATCTAATTTATCTTATAATGCACCTGATATTAAAGTGAGTGATTTTATTAGTGGCATATTAAAGATGTTTAATCTAACTATTACTGCTGAATCAATAGATACTTTTTTAATAGAGCCTTTAGAATGGTGGTATCAAAAAGGTGGTGTTATAGATATTACAAACCATGTAGATATTGAAAGTATAGACGTTAGTAAAGTACCTTTATATAAGTCAATAGATTTTAAATTTCAAGAATCTAAGAACTTTGTTAATGCAGAGTATAAGGGTAGGATAGGGAAAAGCTACGGTGATTTAACACAAAAGTTTGATTTTGATGGTGACAATTTTACTATTGAAGTACCTTTTGAGAATTTACCACAAGCTAAATACACTAATGAAACGGTGCAAGTTGGTTTCACTTTAGATGAAGATTATAAGTCTTATATTCCTAAGCCAGTATTATTGTATCAAAGACCTGTTAGTTCAGCAGGTAGTGCAGGTATTAAATTTGATGATGGTAGTACAGTTAATACTTTGAGTCAATACATACCTTTAGCACAAGATGTAATATATAACGGTCAAGATTATACTTTAAACTTTGCACCTGAACAAAGTAGTTACACAGATCATATAATAAGTAATAACCAATATTATGTATGGTATCATAACTATTTTAAAAACTTATTCGACAATAAGAATAGATTAGTAAGTATTAAGGCTATATTTCCTATATCAATATTAACAAATTTAAAGTTAAATGATAGGTTAATTATTAGAGATAAACGCTACACTATAAATTCTATTAGTGCTGATTTAACTACTGGAGAGGTGCAGTTAGAATTGTTGCATGATTTAAGAGAAGTAAGTAATGATGATAATGTAATATTCACAAGTTCAGGTGCAGGAAGTGTTGACATACCAGTATTGTTATTAAACGGTGCTACACAAACATCAGTAAGTACATCAACTTTAGGAGTAACTTTTTCAAGTACTACATTTACATCAGATGATTATGTTACGGTAACCTATCCTGCTAATCCTACAGCTGAATATGAAATAATAACAGAAGATGAAGCAGTAGATAATGTAATTACAAGTAACAACTTCAACTTAATTGATGAAGAATCTAATTACACTATTATACCTATTCAATTTGTACACACGTTACAAAATGGAGATAATTTGGTTAATTATACATACATATTACAAGAGCCATGATAAAATTAATAACAGATTTACTAGCATTAGATGACTTTTACGGTGTTAGTGAGAATATAGACATAGCAAAAGGTAAATATCAGTTACCTAAAGGATTTAAAGGAATTATTAAAAAGGCTAAAAGATTGAAAAATGGCGGTTACTAAAGTAATAAACATTGAAGCGAATACAAAAGGAGCTCAAAAAAATGTTGAAGAATTAAATGAAGAGATAAGAGATACTTCTAAAGCAAGTGATGAAGTAGGAAAAGCTACGGACAATCTAACTGGTGGAATGATAGGTAAGTTTAAAAGCCTTGTTTCTTCAGTAGGTGGTGTTATTAAATCATTTGGACTTTTAAAAACTGCTATTATAGGCACAGGTTTAGGTGCTTTACTTATTGCAATAGTTTCAATTAAACAAGCATTTACTTCAAGTGAGGAAGGTCAAAATAGATGGGCTAAATTAATGCAATATATGGGTACTATTGTAGGTAATGTAACAGATATATTATCTAAAATGGGTGATTTACTTATATGGGTATTTACACACCCTAAAGAAGCCTTACAATCATTTGTTAAATTAATAAAAGACCAAATAGTTAATAGGTTTACTGGTTTGTTGGAATTAATACCAAATCTAGGTAAAGCAATACAAAAGTTGTTTAGTGGTGATTTTAAAGAAGCAGGTAAAATAGCTACAAATGCTGTGGCAAAAGTTGCGTTAGGTGTTGAGGACATGACAGGAAAGATAAATGCAGCAGCACAAGCAACAAGAGAATTTATAAAAGAACAAGAAAGGGAGTTAAAGATAGCAGGTCAAATTGCAGACGCTAGAGCAAAAGCTGATAAAATTGAACGTAATTTAATTGTAGAAAGAGCAAAAGCTGATAGGGATATAGCAGATTTAAGAGATAAAGCAGTACAAAAGGATAAATATTCAGTAGAGCAAAGAATTAAATTTTTAACAGAAGCACAAAACATAGAAAACGCAATTGCTAAAAAAGAGATTGAAGCAGCAAAATTAAGAAGAGATGCGATAGTTGAAGAAAATAAATTAAGTAATTCGAATAAAGAATCGTTAAAAGAAGAAGCAGAACTAAAAGCAAAGGTTATCCAATTAGAAACAGCAAGTTTAGAAGCTAATAAAGCATTAAATAAAGCATTATACACAGCAAGACAAGAAGCAAAGGCAGAAGCAAAAGCAGAAGAAGCTGAAAAGAAAAGAATAAAAGACGAAGAAGATAAAGCCAATGAAGAAAAGGTAAAGAAAGAGAATGAGTTTCAAAAGAAACTTGAAAAAGAAATAAGAGATGGTAAAAATGCACAATTACAAGCTGAAGAAGATTATGATAAAATATTTAGAGAAAGTACATTAACAAAACAACAATTAGAACTTGAAGCAGTAGATGAGAAGTATTTTGAACTAATTGAAAAAGCGAAAGAATACGGATATGATATAACAGAACTTGAAAAAAGACAAGTAGAAGAAAAAGAAAAGATTAATGATGGTTATAGACAAAAAGAAGTAGAAAAAGAGCAACAACTACAAGATGCTAAAACACAAATAGTAAGTCAATCATTAGGAAGTTTAAATAATTTAATTGGTGAGTTTGCTGGTAAGAATGAAGAACAACAAAAGAAAGCATTTGAGTTACAAAAAGCAGTAAGTATTGCACAAACTATAATAGATACTTATAAAGGTGCTCAAGCTATATTTGCAAGTGCTGCTGCGAATCCAAGTACTGTATTATTTCCTGCTCAACCATTTATAACAGCAGGTTTAGCAATTACAGCAGGTTTAGCAAATGTAAAAAAAATATCTAGCACTAGATTTAATTCAACAAGTGCTTCAGGAGGTGGAGGCAGCACACCAACACCAAGTACACCAAGTGCAACACAACAATTAGCATCACCTAACTTTGATGTAGTAGGTGCAAGTGGTGTTTCACAAGCTGAAAGCTTAGGACCAGTTAAGGCATACGTAGTAAGTGGAGATGTTACAACAGCACAGGCACTAGATAGGAATAGAATTAATAATGCAACATTTTAACAAATAAAAGGTTAATAGATTATGGAAAAGTTACAAAACATTGAGTTAACGATTAAAGACGAAGAAAAAGATGGAGTCTTTGCAGTTTCATTAGTTGAAAGTCCTGCGATTGAGCGAGATTTTATTGCTTTATCTAAACATGAAGTAAAGCTAAAAGTTATTGACGAAGATAAACGTATAGTTGTTGGTTTTGCATTAGTGCCTGATAAGTTGATTTATCGTAAAATAAAAGACAAAGAATTTAATGTATACTTTTCTAAAGATACGGTTAAACAAGCTTCTGAATTATTCATGAAGAATATGAACTTGTCTAAGTTTACTTTAGAACACGATAAAAATGTATCAGGAGTAAATGTGATAGAAAGTTGGACAGTTGAAGATGCTAAAAACGATAAAGCTAACTTATACAACTTAGAGCCAAAAGGTGGGGAGTGGGTATTAATGTCAAAAATATACAATGATGAAGTATGGCAAGAGGTTAAGCAAGGTACTTTCAAAGGTTATTCAATTGAGGGTATGTTTGATGGATTACAAAACCTTGACTTATCTAACCAAGTAAATGAAGAGGTAGAAACTAAAGAATTAATTATAGACTTTTTAAAATCTATATGAGTAAATTTAACTTTACACAAAGGTATATAGATAGTGCATCTATTAGTGATACTGATGGTATTATATTAGATGTAGTTGGTAGCGATGTACCTAAAAGAGTTGATTATTCTGATTTCTTAGATTTAGTAGGTGGTGATGTAACTATTGCTAGTGGTGATATAGTATTTGTAAATGATAAAACAGATTTACCTACAGCAGTTTTAAACGTTATTACTTTAGGTGATAATGTAACTTATTATTTTACTACAACAGTAGACTTAACTGGTGACAGGTTAGTAGGTGGTGAGAACACCGTTATATTAGGTAGTTCATCTGAAAACAGTAGAATTAAATCGACAGGTTTAGGAACTGGTGTACCTTTGTTTTATACTGAATGGACAACTCCAATTAGACACGTTACTTTTCAAGATGTAGATACTGCTTTAGCTATTGATGGGACTGTTAATCCTCCAGTTGCTTTAGACTGGACTGGTGTAAACTTTTTAAACGTTCCTAACATTGGTTTAATTGATACTTGTGATAACTGGATTTACTCTAAAGGTGCAATATTAAACAGTCAAAACTTACAATTTAGCGGAACGGTTGGAACGGTTGGAGTTGATAATTCTATATTTGTTGGCACAGGTAGTTCAGGTAATATATTGGATATACTTTCAACATGTACAATTACACGTAGATTTAGACTTATTTATTCTTCTATGGTGGTGTTTGGTGCTACTGTAGGGATAAATGTAGATGCTAGTGCAACTATACCAACAGAGGGTTATATATTAGATACGATAAACTTTAGTGCAGGAGGTACATATTTAAGTGGTGTTAGTTATACAGATAATAAGACTAGATTTGTAAATAGTAAAGGAATAGAAAATACTGCCGAAATAGGCAATTTGTATATGTTGAATAATGCTACTGCTACTGTTATTTCAGGTAGTGGTGTACCTACTAAAGTTTTAGGAACTACAACTGCAAATGCTATTAATCAAAAGTTTTCACATTCAGATAATAGACTAACCTATACAGGTGGTTTAATTCGAGATTTTCAAGTGTCAGTAACAACATCTTTAACATCAGGTAATAACAACGTTATAGGGGTGTATGTAGCAAAGAATGGCACTATATTAACAGAGTCTGAAATGTATGGAACAACATCTTCAGCAGGTAGAGCTGAGTCTATTAGTTGTCAAACAATTTTAGAAATGGAAGAGAACGATTATATAGAAATTTGGGTAGAAAATAATACAGCAGCTCAAAATATAACAGTAGAATATATGAACGTAATAATTAAAAGTTTGAATTAATGAGAATACAAGATTTAACAGAATTAACAAGTTTAGCAGATACTGATTTAGTAGTAGTAGATGACTATCAAAGTGCGGGAGTTTACAACACTAAAAAAATAACAGTTGCTAATTTAAAGAGTGAGTTAGGGATAGGATACACTAAGTTAGTAGGTTTACTTTCTCAAAGTGGGACTAACGCTCCTACATTAACTATATTGGAAAATACTACAGGTGCGACTATAACACCATCAAGATTAACTACAGGTACGTATACGTTAACATTTGATACGTCTGTTTTTACTGATTTTGATAAAGTGCATGTTGGGTTAAATAATTTCAAAAGACCTTATGCTTATGATTACATATTAATATCTTCAACAGAAATTCAATTTAATTCATGGGTGTTATTAACAGATGTTGCGAGTGATAGTGCTTTTTATAGAACAGCAATAGAAATACGAATATATGAATAACAATTAAATTAGAAATATATGGCTAAGAAAGTAAGCCCTAAAGGGGGCAAAAGAGGTTGTTTGTGCAAGGATGGCACATACTCAAGTAAGTGTTGCGATGGCGAGTTACAATCGCAAGGAATAGGTAACATTACAGGCACAGGAAGTGAAACGGTAAACGTAACAGAAAGCAACGGTACAAGGGTGCGTGTTAGAGTAAGTAAATAACGAATTTGGAACAAAAATAACAATTATAAGTTTATTGAATATGAAAAAGGAAGTACAAGAAGCAATTAACACAATTAAGACATTTTTAGGAATGGAAAAAGAAGTGAAGTTAGCACAAGAAGTGTTAGAAGATGGCGCAGTTTTAGAAGCTGATTCATTCGAAGCAGGTCAAGCAGTATCTATTGTTAATGAAGATGAAAGAATCCCATTACCAGTAGGTGAATATGAATTACCTGAAGATAGAATCTTAGTAGTTCAAGAAGAGGGTGTAATTTCAGAGGTTAAAGCTAAAGAAGTTGAAGCACCTGAAATGGAACAAGTAGAAGAAGAAGCACCAATGATGAGTGAAGAACCTGCTAAGGAAGTTAAAAAGACAGTTGAAAGTATTGTTAAAGAAACATTCTTTTCAGAGATTGAAAATTTGAAAAAAGAGAATGAAGAATTAAAAGCTAAATTAACTGAACTTTCAAAAGTTGAAGAGGTTAAAGAGGAAGTTAAAGATGAGGTTGTTGAATTGAAAGAGGAAGAGCCGAAGCCAATCCAACATAATCCTGAAAACAAAACAGAAAGAGAAGTTGTAAAATTCGGTAAAAAGAACGACAGACTTTCTCAAATTTTAAATAAAGTATATAAATAATTAAATTAATAAAAAAATGGCGACTACAACTACGGTAACTACAAGTTATGCTGGAGAACATAGTTCTAAATGGATTTCAGCAGCATTATTATCAGGTGTAACTTTATCAAATGAGTTAATCACTATTTTACCTAACGTTAAATACAAATCAGTTGTATCTAACTTAGTATCAGCATCAGGATTAGCAGATGCATCATGTGACTTTACAGCAACAGGAGCAGTTACTTTAACTGAAAGAATTCTTGAGCCGAAGAGCCTACAAGTGAACAAGCAATTGTGTAAATCGGACTTTAGAGATACATTTCAAGCTCTAGAGATGGGTTATTCAGCACACGATGTTTTACCTAAATCATTTGCAGATTATTTATTAGCACACCAAGCTGAACAAGTTGCTGCTGATATTGAATCTCACATTTGGAATGGTGATGCAAACAACTCAGGAGAGTTCAACGGTTTTATGACTTTGTTAACAACTGATGCTGCTTTACCAGCTGCTCAAGAGGTTGCAGGAACTACTTTAACTGCTGCTAACATTATCACTGAAATGGGTAAAGTTGCAGATGCAATTCCTTCAAGATTATACGGTAAAGAGGGATTAAGAATTTACGTTTCTCAAAATGCGATGCGTCTATATGTACGCTCGTTGGGAGGATTCGGAACTTCAGGATTAGGTGCTAACGGTGTAGACAACAAAGGAACTATGTGGTATCAAGGTGGTGAGTTAATGTTTGATGGTATTCCAGTTGTAGTTGCAAATGGATTAACTGCAAACCAAATGTTAGCTACTACTAAAGATAACTTATTCTTTGGTACAGGTTTACTTTCAGACCAAAACTTAGTTAAATTGATAGATTTAGCTGATATCGATGGTTCAGAAAATGTTAGATTAATCATGAGAATGACAGCAGGAGTTCAGTACGGAAACGTTACAGATATTTGCACATACGGAATCACAAATTCAGCTAACTAATAATTAGATAAACTAAAACTAAGGGAGGGGTAAAATACTCCTCCTTTTTTTGTATAATATTAAAATAAAAGAAAATGAGTTGTTTATTATCTATGGGGAGGGCAGAAGCGTGTAAGGATAGCATCGGAGGTTTAAAAAACGTTTACTTTGCTAACTTTGACATTGAAGCTGCTGATATTACCTATGACGGAACAGATACAGATTTAATTACAGCAATTACAGGTATTAGTTCACTTTACAAATATGAATTAAAAGGAAATTCTACTTTTGTACAAAATATTAACAGTTCTAGAGAAAATGGAACTACATTCTTTGAGCAA